CTCGGTGAAAGAGAAGGACTTAAACTCGGACTAACTGAAGGGCTAATACTTGGACTCAATGACGGACTTAAAGATGGAGACAGAGAAGGTGAAAGACTTACTGATGGGCTAACAGATGGACTTATTGAAGGTGAGATAGATACACCAACTGATGGCGATACTGAAGGGCTGATACTTGGTGAAATAGATGGGCTGATAGAAGGACTAATGGAAGGACTAATCGATGGTGAAATTGAAACAGAAGGTGAAATAGATGGGCTGATACTAGGTGATATGCTCGGACTGATGCTCGGACTGATGGATGGTGAGATGCTTACACTTGGACTTATAGATGGTGAAATAGATGGGGATATGCTGGGAGATATACTGGGGCTAATAGATGGTGAAATAGAGGGGGATATACTAGGTGAAATACTAACAGACGGGGAAATAGATGGTGAGATGCTGGGACTGATAGACGGAGATATTGATGGACTAATTGATGGTGAAATACTAACACTTGGTGAAACTGAGGGACTAATTGACGGACTGATAGAAGGGGAAATAGACGGAGAGATTGACGGGCTGATAGATATACCAGCCGAGGGGCTAACACTTGGAGAAATAGAAGGTGATAATGAAATTGACGGAGACACACTAGGGGAGATTGATGGGCTAATACTAGGCGATATAGAAACGCTTGGGCTTACACTTGGACTAATACTTGGAGATATAGAGGGTGATATTGATGGCGAGATTGATGGTGAGATTGATGGACTTATAGATACACTAGGACTAACGCTGGGACTGATTGAAACCGATGGGGAAACTGAAGGACTAATACTAGGAGAGAGTGAGGGAGATAGTGATACAGATGGTGAAACACTTGGGCTAATAGATGGGGATACAGACGGACTGATACTTGGTGAAAGTGATGGTGACAATGAAACAGAGGGTGAAACGCTTGGACTGATTGAAGGTGACAAACTAGGTGATAAAGATGGCGATAGTGAAGGTGAAAGCGATACAGATGGACTGACACTAGGGCTTAAACTAGGAGAGATACTAGGGCTTACAGAAGGTGAAACCGAGGGGCTAACAGAGGGACTTAAGGACGGACTTAACGAAACGCTTGGGGACACACTGGGGCTAATTGACGGAGAAACACTTGGGCTAACAGAGGGACTTAAACTCGGAGATAAACTTACTGACGGTGAAACAGACGGACTTAGTGAGGGAGATAAAGATGGACTTATACTTGGACTAATGCTAGGTGATAGAGATACAGAAGGACTTACGCTTGGTGAAAGACTTGGGGATACGGATGGTGAGATCGAAGGGCTTAAAGACGGACTGAGTGACACTGATGGGGATACGCTGGGACTTAGAGAAGGTGAAACACTTGGGCTTATAGACGGTGAAAGACTGACACTTGGCGATACACTTGGTGATATAGAGGGAGATAAAGAAGGGGATAGAGACACCGATGGGCTTACACTCGGAGAAATGGATGGACTAAGGCTAGGTGATAAACTAGGACTCAAAGATACTGATGGACTCAATGATGGTGAGATCGAAGGAGAGAGAGAAGGACTAGCTGATACACCATCAGCAGTTGTTACATTCCAATAGTCTACTTGTAGGTTTAGTGGTGCAGAAGAAGGAGATACGCTGGGTGAAATGGAAGGGCTAATGCTAGGAGATATGGAAGGAGACAGAGAGGGACTAATAGATGGCGAAATAGAGGGGCTGGCACTGGGAGCAATATATGTGGCGTAAATGGAAATTTTCATTGAGCTATCCACCGTAGTAAAAGAGCCAGGGTCGGGCCAAGTACCAAAAGTTTGACCATCACGATAACCATAATTTGATACTGCATCGTAAGCAACACTGTGGTCACCATCCCCACCAGCATCCCCCCAAACAGCCAATCTGTATTTCGTGCCACTTACAAAAGATGGAGAAGAATTAAAATCACATGTTAAAAACTCATCTACTGTTCCAGTGGCTATTTCCTCTGTATCACCGTCACTTATTAAGTTAGTAGAATTATCTGTATCACCATCACCGTTGTCATACACATTACACTTCATCTGACAAGATGAGGTTGGTGTTGTTATCCATGCTGATATGGAAGTACCAGTTCCGTTTTCACTAATTGTATAATTGCCAAGTCGGATACTATCTTCTATTGAAAGCAAACTACCGCCCTCTGAATCATAACCAAAAAGCTCTCCCGAAGCATGTCTAATTGGATAGGTGGCATTGTCCAAAAAATCTTGAGGTATTGTAATAGTTTGCGTGTTAGTTTCAACATCTATGTTTAATTCCCCCCAAGTCCAATTATCATCAGCATCATAGATTTTAGGTCTGTAAATGTGAAAAGCTTTACCAACTTTATATTCTTTATCTCCAACATGATCCATACCACCCTTTGTCTTGTGGTATATGGCATAGCTTCCAACCACGTTGTCAGGTCTTGACAATCCTTCACTTATTTGCTGTTGCGTTAATTCTGGTTGATAGAAAAAGTCCAAACCCTTAGTTTCAATGCTAAACTCAATCACATTAGATTTAGGTTTTTCATTTAATACAACCTCAAGCTCACAACCCCCACTTGTCAATTCTTTACTTACTGGCAAAGAATACATATGTACTTCTTTGGTGTCCTCTATTAGAGATACTGAGGTTAGATCTGTAAAAGTTTCATAGTTGTCAAAGTCTTTTAATCGAAATGAGGCGTTTACCTCATTGTCCCAACGCATCAACTTGACCTGAGGTTGGAAAGTGGTCAGGTCTTTTGAGTCACCCAAATCAACTTCAATACGATCTTGTGGGTCATCCTTCTCTATTAAAGTAATAAAATTGTCTAATTCCATTAAGTTCCCTCCTGATATACCCTACACGTTATATAACCATCATTCACATAGTCTGTAGTATCTGCTATGTTTCCTTCTAAAATAAAGTCTGTATCTGCTCCTGTTGTGCTGTCATTGTCTACCGCTTCCCAACCTGGTGTGTCGTAGTTATATATCTGCAAATAAACGGTAGAACTTGACGGTGCTAGATCAGATTGAAGCTCACACTCCAAATCCACACTAGATTCACCCTCTATATGATCTTTGAATAAATGTATAGCGTATTCACCTGATGCAGTTTGACCTACTCTAGTATTGTCTTTTTCGTTTACATCTAAATAGTCTTGTACTGAATAAGCATTTTCTAAAGCACTATCGTCAGCAGGTAAAGCAGCCTCGTCCCCCCTTGTGTAATATTCCCAACCAGGACTAGGAGAGGGTGAAATGGAAGGAGAGAGTGAGGGACTTAAAGATGGACTGAGGGATGGTGATATTGAAGGAGAAATACTTGGACTAATGGATGGGCTTAAAGAGACAGACGGTGATACGGATGGTGAAATAGATGGACTTATTGAAGGGGAAATGGATGGAGATAATGATGTTGGAGTATAATCAACAACCGCCCATATCTGGGTTACTCTTGGGTATGAATCTCTAGCACCTGCTGTTGTTTTTTCTCCCCTGATACCTATTTGAAGGTCATCAATCTCACTCTTAGTCCAAGGATCAGTTGTATCTGGGTTTGTTTCCCAAAGCTCACCACTTGCACCATCATAAGTAACATAAGAATCGGTAAGGTCTGCTGTTATTTGTTTCCAATCCGCACTTCCACCAGAAGGTTTTACACCAACATAAAGGGGGTTGTCAGGTTCTTGCTGTGAATCAATGGACTTTGCCCTGCAACAAACCAAAACAGAATTGATAGTTGCACCAGTAAGTAGTGCGTTTGTTCCTATTTCGTATAAATCGTTTTCTAATGTAGTATCTTCTGTTTCAACGTAAGACGTATCATCATCTGCTGATTCCTCATTTACTCTAGCGTAGTTATCGCCACTATCGGGAGTCCAAGTAGTTTCATCTCCTGCTGCATCTGGTCGTAAAATCAATGTTGCCATACTTTGTTATCTCCATATTACAGTTACGTTAGTCTGATCCAAATTATATCACACTTACTCGTCCCAATTAGCTATAACTTAATGCAGTAAGATCAGTTGCCACATTATCAAAATCAGCGTTCCCATCAGCCCAAGTAATTACAATTCCACTTGTTTTGTCTAATCTCATCGCTTTCCACTTAGCTGTAGCCTCGGCTGTTCCCGGCTTTGCTGTTCCAATATAAGTATAATTCCCAACTACAGTTATTTTCAAAGCCAAATTGTCTGCGTTGGTTCTTTGCATGCCTACCCCGTCATAACCTACGGGTTCGACCAAAATTAAATTAAAATCTTCGTCAAATGAAATATTAAAGACATCTTGTGGCTTCCTTTTAGTTTGTGATGTTGTTCTAGTTGGTGCTGCCATATTTTGCAAAGTCGGCTTTTATACCGTCTGTCTCCATTAAAAACTTAATGTGTGCTGCTATTATACCAATTTTTACTACTGGTCTGGTTTCATCTTTCATGTTTGTTAGCTTTTCTATCTTTTTAAGTTCAGTTTTAATTGTTTTCTGATTATTTGCCCATTCTCCACTCTTTATTTGTTTTGAAATATAGTGTTCAATAATTTCTACTTCGCTTTCAAAACCTCCCATTCCCTCGTCCCAATACTTTCCAAGCTCGAAATGGTCTACTGTATATGGATGCCCTTCTTTATTCTCATAATCTGTATATGGGACTACTTCTTCTACAATAGGTTGCATGTCGGGGTCTTTACCCTCTCCAACCCTTTCTTCTCCTACCGATTCTACTTTTGTTCTAACTGTTGTGCTTGTCATATATTCCTTCTGGTATATTAAAACTAAAACTCGTCTTTCCTATACCCAAATTCTTTTCTACTTTCTTAGTAACTGTCTCCTGCACATCTTGGGCGTTCTTTATATTACCTCTTTTCGCTTCCCTTATCATTGACTGCCTTGCGCTTTTCAACCACCCATCGTGTTGTTCGTTCTTAATTGTTTTTTCAACCTTTTTAATATTATGTACTGTCTCCTTGTCAGGAGCCGTTTTTCGTATCTTTTTAAGTTCCTTTATATCTGCTTTTCTTCCTTCATCCATATTGTTTTCTTTTTGCTCGGCCTCCCCAAAAAGAATAGAAAGGCCGAAACAATATTATACTGCTGCGAACCTACAAGTCATAACCCAATCTGAGTTAAGCACTTTTGTAGCATAGGAACCTGCCCAAGAGATAATTGATACTCTCCCGGCTGGTGATCCACTGTCCACTGCGTTGGGTACAATATAAAGTTTTGCTTTGTCTTGAGCTAAGTCATAACAACCGAAAGCATTGTCTCCATGTACGTAAGTGTAGAAACGAACTACTGCGGAAGCTGCTACGGATGTTGCCTCGACTCCAGATGAAACGTCTTTATTCAAGAGCCATCTGACACCAAGTAACTCTCCCATTTCCCCTTTGTATAAATCTTTTACATCGCTGTAAGTTTTAGCGTTCAACCATGCGGTATCGGCCATAAGATTTATCTTTGAGTATGGGTCTGTTTTACCAATGTAAAAGCCATCTTTATATTTCATAGCTTTATTCAACTCAAGGTCTCTAACAACCATTCTAATATCACAAGCATCTAACGTATCGCCTGCTGCAAAAGAAATAACTGCGTGGTCATTCCCGTAATAGGAAGTACCATTCTGCAATTCGGCTCTAGTAAGCCTGTTGATTGTTTCTCCCATGTTTTGACCCACTAACTCGATCTTCTCCTTCATATTGCTGTCTATTGAAATCAATGAAAGCAATTTTGAAGTATTAACAGTAAGACCGTACTCTGACAAAGTCATCGCTACGGTACATGCTGTGATAGCACAAGTTACAGGGTTTGAGGCCTCTCCCAAAGGATCGGTGATAATAGTAAGAGGAGTGTATCGTGTAAAGTTCACTGTTTGTCCTGAATTTACAGGATGTGTCCTAATCTGTGCACCCTCTTTAAGAATAAGCTCATATTCTGCTCGTGCCAAAAAGACCTTCTCGTAATAGGTCATTACCTCTGGTGATAATTGGGACGTACCTGAAAGGTTTGTTATCCCACCACCAATGTCTAATCCAACTGCTGCCATAATTTATTCACCCCCTTTCCGCAAAGCTATGCGGTAGAGGATGTTATGCCTGAATTATTCCCAACTTCTTTTCTAATTCTTTCTGCGTCATATCCTCTGCCGTTTTCTCACCTTTGCGGATAGCAGTAGGTTTTAGAGCGGACTCCGAGGCTTGCTTTGCTATTTTCCCCGTAGCCTTACCTACTTCTTTCGTTACTGCCCGTTTATAGGGTTTCATCATCTTAGCCACAAACTTCTTTGGTGATGCTGTGTACGGATTAGCTAATACATGAGCTTCCGTAGCGTCAGTAATCGAACTGGAAAGATCGTAATTGAAGGAATCACTATCAGGGTCTAGCTCTGGATATTCTCTAATAACTGTATCGGCTTCTGAATTAATCCTAATAAGCGCTTCCGATTGCTTTTGCCTTAGTTCGGCTCTAGCATCTGCCTTTCGAAGAATCTTGGCTTCCCGATCTTTTAATCTACGATCAAATTCGAGAGGGTCAATTTCTTCACCGGGAGCAACTAAAGGTTTATCTTCTTGCGGTTCAAATGTCGGCTGTAAACCAGCCTGCGGTTCTTTAGAACCTGTTACTTCCGCAAGTCTTTCAGCCATTGACTGAACTTTCTCCTCTGCTACTTGAGCTTTTTCTTCTGCTGCTAATTTCTCAGCATTTAGCTCACGCACCCTTTTAGAATAGCCCTTCCGGGTCTCTCCTTCTGTTTCCGTTGGTTCTTCCTCAGTTTTCCCCGTCGGTTCCACTTTGGGTTCTTCAACTTCCTCAGTCGCTTTTCCTTCAGATGGCGGCGTAGCATCAGGACTGGCGTCATCCCCAGTCTGTTCGTTTAACGCCTTTTGTTTTCCTACCATATTTATTCACCTCCTTCCTGTGAATCATGCACGATATTATAGTGTCGGCACGAGCTTACACTTGAGCTTAAACGCTCATCGGTAGATAGCTGCCCTCTATCTACCAATCAACGCTTAAACTTTTTTGAGAATTGGCTGACCCTTTTCATTAAGGCCGACCATTTGTTTTTCAACCCCAATCCAAACCGCATGTTCGATATCACAACTTTTACAAACCAAGTACGGGCCTTTTTGCCTCCATTTATGAGACTCATTAGGCCTGAAAACAAAATCTGCTTTATTAAAATCAAGTATTTCTGTATCTTTTTCATCTTTGTTCATTTTCAATAGACTCTCTAGCATCCTCTACTTTGTTAACTATGTTGTCTATTATGTCCTTTGCCAAACTAACTACCATCGCATATTTGCCTACTTCTTCCATGCTGACCTTCTCTTGAATCGCACTTAGCGTAAACTTATCTAAGTCTTTTGTTAAATCCTCTATAAATGCTTTCAATTCTTTCCAACCTGCAGACTTAGACAAAGTATATAACCGCTTTTCTGTTACTGTTGGTCCTTCCGTTTCTTCTTTATTCAAAGAGGGCAAATGCTTGGTAATAAAGTCTGGTCTTAATGCTTGTTTGTTCATTTAGCTTGGGCTGGAACCTGATTCAAATTTTGTTCAGGGTTTAAAGCCTGTTCGAACTTTTGCTTGTCTTTGTCTAATACTGAATCGTCCTTTTCATCGTCTGACTGTTCCTCTAGTATCTTGTCCCAATCTTGTATACCCGAACTTGACACAACTCTCTTGAATAACTCTCCGAATTTAAAGTTGTAACCTTCTTGTTTAAGATTCTCTACTAATATGTTCCCTTGTGGTGTTTGAGATTGAGTATAGAGTTCCAATAACATAGCCAAGTTCCTTTGTTGTGTTTCTTGATCTACCGCATAAGTTGAGCCTGTAATCATTTCATAGTCGTACAATATCGAACCCGTTTTGCCTTTACCTATTGTTAACTTACCTGTCTTTTTATCGTATATATCATCCAAATCCTTGTAGCTTTTCCTCATTAGCTTCAAATCTTCTTCAAACAACCTCACCGTAATAGCTGAAGATTGTTTCTTAGACACCAAGTTAACCATTTTCTTCATTATTTTCTTTAAGTATTGCTCCATGTAGAATCTATCAGCAGAATCCCTTGTATTCTCTCTTTGAGTCTGCATTTTAAGGGCTTGTGGTGTTTTTCCTAGACCCGGATCAGTTTCAGCCGTAACTGAAGTGTCAGAAGTACCAAATAAGTTAAGAATAGCTGCATTTGCTACCTGATATGTGTTGTTAAATTGATTAATACCTTGTGGATTTAACTGTAGAGTCTTTGCTACATTGTCTAAATTACCTCTTACTAGCCATTTTGCTGCTGCTCCCCATTTAATTGAGCTTGAAGAAGCGATATTGTCCTTGTTTAACAGTACAGGAGGGAAAATAGACATCTTTACCGCATCTAAGTACATATTCCATACAGAATTGATAACCTTTTGCATTGGCCCACCTCTTTCGAAGTCTCCCATACCCATAAAATCATCTAGTAAAGGAATAGAATATTTACAATCGATAGGTAGTTCACCGTTTTCGTGAGGGCTCTTGACGTCTCTAAACTCTAAATCAGCCTCTACACAGAAGTCTGCCCACCTATCACCCTCATATTGGGTTAAAACCTCAAAATATCCAGCATCTTTAGCTGGTATAGCATCGGGGTATTTATCTTCTTCCCGTTGGGTCTTGGAGTCTGAGTCTCTATTAGCTTTACTACCTGATCTATCCTTTAACTTACTGACTATTTCTTTTATATTCTTGTATCCTTTGTCCTTTTTAAGGTTCTCGAAGTAACTTAGCGGTCTCCATGTGCGAGTGATAATGTAATCTGAATCCTCTATTGATACAGCGCCTACTTGTGGGAATACATCCCGTATATTAAGTAACCATACATCAGGGCCAATATAGCCATTCTTACGAACATCCCAATCAGTTAAGGTAAAGAAGTTCCCGTATATATTAGAGTAAAGGTCAACCATCCGCATTTTGGTCAAGAAGTCAAATTGGGCATTAGCATTAGGAAGAATATATTTATCTAGTATTAAGTTCATTAGTTGAGAAGCACCAGCATCATTCTTTGATATACCTCTTACTTTACCTGTGGGTAACTGGCTCATTACCCTATACGCTCTCTCTAAAGATAATGTGGATAGTTTGGGGTCAAATACCCTAGACTTAGTCTCCTCAGACATTTTACTTGCTAGCTGATTATGAAACAATTTCTCGGCTTCGTCCCATGCGGTACGTTTGTCAGCCAAGTAAAGATCAGCTACGTGGTGTCTATCTAATATTTGATCTCGAAGTTTTGACATAAAAAAAACATGGGTTTCCCCATGCCTATACCCGTCTTATATAACGGCATTAGCACTCTACTATGCTTAACGCTAATTATTACACACTACTAATAAATGTCAACCTTTAAACCCTTTAGGGTGCAAGCTGGTATCAAGAATTAGAAACGCTGTTAGTTTCTATAGCTCACACCCCAAAACATTTAACGGCTATACTTTATTCTTTTGTTTTTTACTATGTTTAGCGTGTCTATCATCGCTACCCCGTTCCTTAGTTCCACGTTGAAAGTAATTTGACCAAAAGGGGTTTGGTTGACTTCGTTTCCTACTATTATGTGCAAGGGTAAATTCTTGGATAACAACTCGTTTAAGGCTAAGGTACTTTTCTTTGGCGTTGACATATTCCACTACATTATAGTCTACAATACAACTTTTGTTAACTCTTAGGGTAAATGTAAATAAACCATTCTCTCTATTTCCTATATCTTTCTCAATATCTATATGGGCTTGTTTGTTGTAGTCTTTAATAGACAGTTCGTATTTCATTTAATAAAACCCTTCAACCATTTTAGTATCGTCTGGTATATCAGCGTTAACATCGGTCTTGATATAACTAACTACAAGATATCTTAGTGCATCCATAGCGTGATCATTAGCCTTTTCGGGCACATCC